GCTCGGGCAGCTCAGGCAGGTCCGCAGGCGGCGGCAGGCCCAGCCACTTCCAGATCAGCGCCTCACCCTCCGGCCCCAGCTGCAGCAACGTGTCGATCTTCGACGCCTGGTCGCGCTGGATCCGCCGGACCTCGGCCTGCGCGTCGACGATCGGGAAGCCGGCCTTCTGCAGGTGCAGCACCGCGGTGTGCGTGCTCATCGCGTTGACCTCGACGCCACGGGCGACCTCCTCGATCGCCTGCTGCTTGTCCGCCGGCATGAACGACCCGAACTGCACCCCGACCTCCGGCGTCGCACCGGCCGGCAGCGTGCCGTTGCCCTGCGCGAGGCGCATCGTCATCTTCAGCAGCAGCGGGTACTTCTCGTCCCGGACGGCCCGCAGGTCCCGGACCAGCCCCTCCTCCGGGCTGAACGACAGCGCGAGCGCCAGGCCGGACGGGGCGTTGCTGCCGTCGACCCGGCCGAGGCTGACCTTCGACACCCGGCTGTTCTCCGACAGGGTGTCCTTCAGCACGTCGAGCAGCTTGATGAGGGCGTCGAGGTTGCGGCTGGTGTCGAGGTACTGCGCCCCGCCGCCGAGCGGCATGTTGATCGTCGCGCCGGGGCCGCCGGGGATCTCGACCGGCGCCGGGCCCTTGGTCAGCAGCGGGGTGCTGCCGACGAGCGCACCGGACTCGGCGAGGTCGGTGTCGTTCGCGGACAGGTCGTCGAGGAGCTGCGCGACGAGCAGCAGCACGCTGGTCCCGAAGTGCTCCGGGCCGGTGGGGGTGTTCGGGACGTGCACGACCGGGATGAAGTCGATCCGCAGGTCCCGTTCGTGCTGCAGCTCCCCGGCGTCGGTGACCTGCCAGATGGCGTTGGTCGGGTCGAGGTCGTGCAGGTCGCCCTTGATCTTGCGGAGGTCCCAGACGCCGTAGCTGAAGAAGCAGGTGGTGTTGGACGGCTGGCTGTCCCAGGCGTAGGTCCTGACGAGCCGGCCCTGGGCGTCGAGCCGGTCGCCTTCGAGGGGGACGGGCTGGTCCTGGTCGGTGTAGGCGTACAGCAGCGTCCCGAACTCCCGGTCGGGGTCGAGGGCCGGCCGGATGCGGCCGAGCCGCCAGGTCATGCGGTGCAGCTGCGGGTGCCCGTCCGGCCCGTCCTGCTCCCACGCGAGGTGGACGGTGCGTGGGTACTCGTCCTCGTCCCCGTCGTCGAGGGCGGGGAAGTAGAAGCCGGGGTCGTACCGGCGGAGCTTCGGCCGGCCGAGCAGCGCGTTCCAGCCGAGGGTGTACACGCCGTCCCCAAGGGTGACGGCGTCGCTCTCGGCGAGGGTCATCTTCAGCCACAGCCGTTCCTTGACCGCCCAGGTGCGGAGCCAGTCGAGGGCCTGCTGCGCCGCGGCGCGGACGGTGGGTTCGGCGGTGCTGTCCTGCGCGACGGCGGGGGCGTGCAGGGTCTGTTCGTCGCCGAGCAGGCTGCTGCGGGCGGCGACGACGAGCCGGCCGGCGTGGCCGTACTCGCGGTACTTCTCGGCCGGGGGGCGGATGCCGTCGAGGGCTTCCTGGGCGGTCTGGGTCCACATGCCGTCGGGGAGGTAGTGGCGGGCGACGTTGTCGCGGTAGGCGGCGAGGATGCGGTAGGCGGCGAGCCGGCGGGCGTCGTCTGCGGGCACCCAGCTGGCGGCGCCCGGCCGGCCGATCTGGTCGGACAGCGCGGTCTTGTGGGAGAGGGGCGCGTACTGGTCGTGGATGAACGTCCGCACGGTCAGTCCTCCTCGAGCAGGGCGTGGCGCAGGACGTCCTTGCAGTGCTCGAGCAGACCGATGGCGGTGTAGCTGCTCATGCCGGTGGTGGCGCGCAGGACGACGTCGTCGTCGCCGTCGGCGTTCAGGCCCTGCAGCAGCAGGACGGCCTCCATCGGCACAAAGCCGTCGGGCATGACGCCCTCGAAGTCGAGGTCGGGGAGCTGCACGTCAGCCGCCGAGGTCCTCGTCGCCACGGTCGTCGTCGGCGCGAGCGATGTCGCGGTGCATGCGCCGGCTCCCGAGCTCGACGAGACCGACGGCGGCGACCATGGGGCAGTCCGGTCCGATGCTGTAGTCGTAGGCGTGCAGGACGGTGCCGTCGTCGTCGAAGCGGCTGGACGCGACCAGCAGGACCCAACCGGTCACGACCCCCTCGCGTTCGAGGGCTGTGCCGGTGAACGAGCGGACCTGCTCGTCGAGCGCGCGCATGGGCGCTTCAGGGTCCTGACCGTCCTGCGTCATGCAGAACACCGTACGGGCGACCAGCTGCTTGATGTTGGTGGGCGCGCTGGGCATGACGAAGCCCCCGGGTGGTGGCCGGGGGCTCGAGGTCAGCGTGGTGGCAGCGAGGACCAGCGTGGGCGGGGGACGGGGTCGTCACCGGGCGGCCACCACAACCGCCGAGCTGGTCGGGTCCGTGAGCTTCGGAGCGACTGCGCATCGTGGTCGGGAGGGAGGTCCGGCCTCGCCCGTCGGACCAGCCACACCCCGCACGCCACGAGCACGGCGGTGAGGATCAGCGCGGCGAGCAGCTCCACACCGGGAGGGTGTCACGCGGTGCGCATGACGACGGACAGCGGCGCGCGGTCAGCGCCGGCCGTTGATGTGCGACCACCGGCCCTGCCGCACCAGCTGCTCATGCTCGAGCGGCGCCGCCAACCAGCCCATCGCCCCCGCCACCGCGTCGACCTGGTCGTCGTGCGAGCCGAACGGGAACGTCTCCACCTCGTCCAAGAACGCGTCGGTCCACGGCCCGTCGAGCACGGTGACGTTCCCGGCCTCCGCAGCCGCGGCCAGCGGCTTCGCCCTCAGCACCTTGCTGCCGGTCGCCGGCCGGGCCCGGAAGTCGTAGCCGGCGAACACCGTCGTCGCCAGGTCGTGGATCACCGTCTTGCCCGACGACCCCGGTTCCTGCTCCGCCCGGATCGGGACGCTCCGGCCGTCCCGATCGCGGACCTGCGCGACCCGCAGCTTCACGCCGTGCGGCGACTCCCGGAACCGTTCGATGTCGACGACCCACCACCGGCCCTCCCACAGCGCCACCAGCGCGCCGACCGTCCAGTCCGGGTCGCCGCCGTCCTTGGCGTCGGTGGCGGCGAAGTCCCAGAACCGCAGCAGCTGCCCGTAGCGGGGCCAGTCGTGCTGGCGGGTGAACCAGGCGCGCTTGAGGAGCGTCCCGCCGGCCGGGACGGGGCGGCCTTGGTAGAGCGCGGCGAAGTCCCGGCTCCCGAGCTCGGTCTGCTTGCGCTGCAGCCACTGCAGGTCGTACCGGCCGGGCCACAACGCCTCGCCCTTCGCCCGGCCGAGGAGGTCGTCGTCGCTGTCGGCGATGGCCGGGAGGTGCAGCACCTTCCAGGCGTCGCGGTCGGGGCCGGCGAGGATCCGGCCGGCGATGTCGTCCTCATGCCATCTCGTCATGATGACGACGGCGCCGCCGCGCGGCCCGAGGCGGGTCAGCGCGACGGTCGTCCACCAGTTCCACAGCGCGTCGCGTTGCTCCTTGCGTTCCACCTCCTTCGGCTTCTTGACGGGGTCGTCGAGCATCAGCAGGTCCGCGGGGCGGCCGGTGAGGGCGCCGCCGACGCCGACGGCGTACATGCCGCCGCGGTGTCCGTGCAGGTCCCAGGCGCGGGCGGACCGGCGGTCGGGTGCGAGGGTCAGGCCGAGGTCGGGCCGGTCGAGGATGGTGTTGCGGACCCAGCGGGTGTGTTCGCGGGCGAGGTCGAGCTCGGCGGAGGCGACGACGATCCGGTCTTCGGGCCTGCGGGTGAGGCGGTGCAGGCTGCCCCACCGTGCTCGGCTGCTCTTGCCGTGCTGCGGGCCCATGGTGATGAGGAGCCGGTCGATCTCGTGCCGTTCGAGTTGGACGAACGCTTCGTCGACGAGCTGCAGGTGTCGGGGGTGCAGCTCGAGGCCGCCGGTGACGAGCGCTGCGATCTCGCCGGGGCTGTCAGGGATCGGCTCGCGCTGGTCGGCTTGTTCGAGGTGGGCGGCGACGGCACGCAGGTACAGGTCGAACTCGTCGGGGGTGAGCAGGGCGACTTCAGCATCGGTGAGCCACGGGAAGCCGTCGTCCACCTCGGCGAGCGGCTGGGCTGTCACCTGTCCAGTGTGACGCGGGACGGGTTAGGTGGGCGGCGGCCGGTAGCCGGCGCCGTCGATGTCGTCGTCCCGGCCGTCGAGACGACGACCGGGGATGTGGCCGTGCGCCTGGTGGTCGTGCGGGTCCTCGCCGAGGTCGGGGACGCAGATCCGCGCGCGCTCGTCAGCACGGTGCTGCAAGGTCACGCCGCCGGCCTCGTCCCACGCCCGCCCGTACTCGGGGTTCCGGTACCAGACGGGGAGGCCGCGGCCGTCCTCCCGCAGCACCCACCCGCGGCCGGGTTCGAGAGTCAGCGTGAGCGTCGTCGCGCAGCGAAAGTCGAGCTGCGGGTCGAGGCGGCCGGCCAAGGAGTGCAGGCGGTGAGCGAGCCAGGACCTCACGCCGTCACGCCGTACAGGCCGGCGGTGCGACGAAGGTTGGCGAGGTACCGCTGCCCGTCAGCGCAGCCCCACGGCGGCGGGTCGTAGGCGTGGCCACCGTCGTCACAGCCACCGACACCGGAGCCGCACTCAGCGTGGTCCCGCAGCCCGTCGAGGTCGGACGCGACGCGCTCACGGTCGGCGGCCCAGTGTTCCGACTCGACGCTGTTCTGGTCCGTCGGTATGCCTCGCCAGTGCAAGAGCCGATCAGCCAGCCGCTCGGCGTCCGGCAGCGTCAGCACCTCGGTCGTCGTCACGCCGTCTCCTCCGTCGCCTGTCCGCTGGCTCGCCGTGCTGCGGCTTCCTTCAGCTCGTGCACCGCCGCCAACCTGGCCTGCGGGTCTGTCACGTCATGCTCCACCCGGGCGGTCGCGCCACCAGCCAGGAGCTGCGCCTTGTCGACGCCGATCGCCGCGGCCGTCATCAGAGCCTGCGCGTCCCGCGGCCGGTCGCTGGTGCGGGCGGCGATCCGGGCGTGTTCGATGAGCTCGGCGGCGGCCCGGCCGAAGTCGTCGGCGAGGGTCTTCCGCCGGATCTCCCAGGTGATCTTGGCGGCTTCGACGGCGGAGCTTCTTGCCCCAGCGTCCATCTGCACCCCGCTGCGGGCGGCCCAGGACGCGATGGTCTTCGTCGGGACGCCCGTCTGTCGGGAGGCTTCGGCTGGGCCGTGCTCGGCGTAGGCGTCGAGCGCCGCCTGCTTCTGCTCGTCGGTGTAGCTGCGGCGGGTCGTCATGCGTGCCAGGCCTTCCAGGCGTCGAGGAGCAGGAGCAGGCCACCGGTGATGGCGAGCGCGCAGCCGACCGCGGCGAGGTGGGTCATCACGGCGACGTCCGAGAGCTGGGGTCGTCAGCCGCGTCGAGGATGCCCATGAGGCCGCCCGTCTGGCGTAGGTGCGCGACGCACTGGCGCCCGAACTCCTCAGCTACGGCGTCGTAGACCTTGGTCAGCATCCTCTGCCGCTCGCTGGGCTGCGGGTTCGCCGACCAGCGGTTGTCCGGTTCGGCCAGCAGCCGCGCTACGACGGACTGGGTGACGTGCGCAGCGGTCTGCTCCACGAGGGCGTCGATGTCGAGCCGCGCCATGACGGCGTCGGTGATGGCCTGGCTGTTCGCCTCCCAGACGGCGCGGGCGACCCGCAGCGCCGGTGCCTCGGTCTGGCTCGGGAAGCTCTGCATGTGCGGAGGTCCACCGTTCGGGTCGAACACGGGCTGGCTGACGATCAGCGTCGTCGGCTCGAAGAACTTGTCGATGATCGCCTGGCGGATCGCATCGTCGGTGGTGCTCACGGTGTCGTCTCCTTCGTGGTGGGTCGTCGTGGGATGCGTCGTACGGCGTGTTGGGCGGCTTCGATTGCGGCGGGGCTGGCTGCGGGCACCCGCTGAAAGACGCCGGTGAGCTCGTGTCGGTCGGGGGTGAGGGCCCGGTGCCCGGCGTCGCGGTGCCGCTGTGCGCGCAGGTCGGCGAGCCAGCGGGGGACGTCGTCGGGGTCGGCGGCGGGGACGGCGTGGGGGGCGCGGTCGAGCCGGTCGGCGCGGAGGCGTCGGACGCCGGCGAGGAGGTCGGCGGGGACGGGGCGGTGGTGGGTGGTGGCGGCGTGCTGGTGGAGGGCGGTGAGGGCGTCGTCGTAGCTGGTGTGGCCGAGGAGGGCGAGCCAGATGTCAACGTCGACGGTGGTGGGGGCCCAGTCGCGGGTGGTGGCGGCGGCGTGGGCGAGCAGTGTGCGGACCTCGTCGCGGGTCATGTCCACTCCCGTCCGGCGCCGTTGCGGCACGGCGGCTCGTGGTCGGGTGGCTCGAGGCACGGCGGCCGTCGGTAGGCGAGCTCGGCGTCGTCGGTCGGGGGCTGCGCGAGGCACCGCGCCGGTTGCGCGGCGTGCACGGCCCGGGCTGCTCGGACGACATCGGCGAGCGCCTCGGCGGCCTCGGGCGTGAGCGGTCCCCGTCCGCCGCAAAGCCGGACAGGCTCCCCGTCGACGATCAGGACCTGCGGGTCGCTCGTCATGCGCTGCTCCGGGCGTCGGCGAGGAGCCCGGCGAAGCGCGGGTCCTGCTGCTGGGCGGGGGTGAGCTGGTCGTTGACCAGGTGCGGCAGGAGCCGCGGGCCGGCCTTGCGGGTTCGCCAGACCTCGAGGCCGGCGACGATCGCCGGTTCGGGGATCTGGGCGGCCAGGAGCTGCTCGACCTCGGTGGTGAGGGCGTCGCGGATGGTCGGGACCCACGGGCCGGTGCGGTCGAGCAGGGCGGCGGCGGCGGCGGGGTGCGTGTGCTGGCCGGCCGGGACGGCCGCGGGGTGGGTCCCGCCGTTCGGCGGACCCCCTGGCGCTCGGCGCTCGGAGCCGGAGTTGGTAGCCGGGACATGGCGCTCACCGCGATCGCGCCCGCGTAGGGGGTCCGGTAAAGGGTTCCCGGGAAGGGTTCGGGTGAAGGGTTCGGGGATGCCTTGCGGGGAGGCTTCGTCGAAGGTGGGCAGGTGGGGTTTGCCGAGGGCTTCGGTGATGGCGGGGTGGAGGCCGGGGCCGATGGACTTGCGGAGGCGGGCGAGGCTGTCGGCGGGCAGGACGGTCGGCCAGCTGCGGTGGTCGTCCTTGCCCTGTCGGGCCTGGGGGTAGTGGCCGACGGCGAGGCACCAGCCGCCGCGTTCGCCGTCGGACAGGTCGAGGTCCCACAGGCGGCGGAACTCGCTGAGGAAGGCGGTGCGGACGGTGGGGCTGGCGATGACGTGGAAGTCGCCGACCATGGCGGCGACGACGTTGGGCTGGCCGAGCAGGCCGTCGTGGCGGACGTAGGTGCGGACGAGGGCTTCTTGGTAGCGGTCGTCGATGACGACGTGGCGGCTCTTGGTGAGCTCCTTGAGCCACTTGCTGACCTTGGTCTCGTTGGCGTCGGGGGCGCGGTCGCTCCACAGGGCGATGCGCAGGGGCAGGACGCCGCAGCGG